CCCATATCCAAAATCACTACTTCCGGGAATTAACAGCCAATCATCTACTCCATCAAAGTAATTACCCCACTTCCCATCATCCACTGAGAATGGACTGAAGCTACCCTGAGTTACATTGCCGTTGCGTGTGATGGTGTGAGCATTACTGGATGAGTCTAGGAACGTGTTGTTCTGACCTGCATCAGATGCATCATCCCCATTCAACAAAAGCACTGTGCTGTTGAAGTACGGATCATACGTTATCGGGAATCCCCCAGAACTAACTGCTTTAGCTAATTCTTTAAGACTCCAGAAACTGGATGCTGATGCCGCAGAATATACAGTCATTAACTAATCTCTTCGTAGCTACAAATTGCTTCTACATCAGATGCGGCATTAGCAGTCAACCGCAGTGCATCCCCCTCTTCTAAGTAGATTGCCTTAGTCAACACGTCAATCGTTGCGTCAGCAGGTACTACGAGAGTTTTAGCGATATGATACGCAGTAGATGATCTGAATAAATCAATCGTAACATCTGCGTTGTTATTACCGTCTACGTTAGATACGTAAAGAGCATTTACCTTGAATACTTTACCACTAGATGCAGAGTTTGTTACGATTGCAGTAGCAGATGTACCAACAGCCTGTACTGCTGTTTTGCCAGTAATGGTGCTTACGTTTACAACATTAGGTGCGGCCATTGTTATCCTCCAAATACGATAGCCATAGCAATGGCTTTACCAGTTGATGCAGTTGCATCTAATTGAGTTTGGACATTGGATGTGACTCCGTCCATGTAGTTAAGTTCTGTAGTAGTCGCTGTAATACCGTCTAGTACATTAATTTCTGCGGCAGTGGCAGTCAGTCCTAAGTTGGTCAATGCAGTAGCGGCATCATTTAGATCAGACAGATCATTTGAAAGTTGAGCAAATCTAGCATCAGCCTGAGATTGTGTATATGTATTCGCTACTTCAAATGTTCCGTAAGCTACAATATCTACGATATCCCCTGCTGTAGCACCAGAAGCTAAAACAATAGATATTCCATTCGTAGCTGTAAAATCTGTACCAGCAAGTAACTTAATACCATTTAAATACACATCCACAAAGCCTACGTCGTAGGTAGCGGCAAATGTAGTCTGACTAGCAGTTGCTGTGTAATTTGTACGTTCTGATGTACCATTAACAGAAGAACCAGCATCCGCCCAAGAAGATCCTGTGTACACCTGCATTAATTCAGACGTAGTATCAAAATACAATGCACCAGTTAATAGTGCGTCACCGTCATTATCTAATGTTGGGGCACTAGACTTAGCTCCTAAATATCTATCGTCAAACGAATCATACGAAGCGGCGGCAGATGTTGCTGAAGAAGCGGCAGATGAGGCAGAGTTAGATGCGTTAGTTTCACTTGTAGCGGCGTTTGTAGCGGCTGTTTGAGCATCTGATACTGCTGTAGTTAAATCAGAGACACCTTGTAATATGTCATCAACGTATTCTTTTGTTGCCGCATCTGTGTCCGCTGTAGGAGTACCTAATCCTGTAACTTTATTAGTGCCCATAGCAATGGCACCAGTCATCGTACCACCAGACAATGGAAGCATTGTATCAGCGTATGCTTTAGTGGCGGCATCTTGGTTAGCGGTAGGATCGCCTAAGCCTGTAATTTTGTTAGTGCCCATTGCGATAGCACCAGACATGGTGCCACCTGCTAAGGGAAGCTTTGTCGCAATAGAGTTGGTGATGGTTGTAGAGAAGTTTGCATCATCCCCAATTGCGGCGGCAAGCTCGTTGAGTGTATCTAATGTACCGGGTGCTGAATCAACTAGGTTTGCAACCTGTGTATCTACGTAGTTCTTTGTAGCGGCATCTTGAGCTAACGTCGGATCTGTTACGTTGGCGATAGTTGTACCAGTAACATCTAATGTACCATTTACAGTGACATCGTTAAATGCAGAAGAACCTGTAGAGGCAGTAACATTGCCTGTAAGATTGCCAGTTACATTTCCTGTAACATTACCTGTGACATTTCCAGTCACATCACCAGTTAAGTTTCCTACAAATCCTGTGTTAGCAGTAATTGTTGTACCAGTGACTGCGGCGGCTGTTGTGTTACCAATTACCGCATTATCTATTGTACCACCATTGATATCCGCAGTAGCGAGTGTCGCTTGACCTGATGTAGACACAGTAGTGAATGACCCAGCGGCGGGTGTTGAAGCACCTATTGTAGTATTATCAATGGCACCTCCGTTAATATCTGCTGTAGCAACTGTAGCTGTGCCAGTAGTGTTGGTATTACTAAATGTGCCAGAAACAAAAACTCCAGTATTACCAATAGCACTACCATATAAATTTCCGGTTACGTTACCTGTAACATTACCAGTTAAATTTCCTGTAATCGTACCACCGCTAACAGTTACGTTATTAGCAAGTATGGTGCCTGCAGTAGCAGTAGTAAAGTCTCCAGTAGCAGGTGTTGTGCTTCCTACAGTCGTGCCATCAATCGCACCACCGTTAATATCTACAGTAGCATGGGTAGATGTACCAGAAGATGTTAAATCTGTAAATGTTCCTGCGGCGGCTGTCGTAGCACCAATTACAGTACCGTCAATGTTACCACCTGTGATTGTCACTGCGGCAGATATGAGGGCATCTACATTCGCAGTACCGTCAATGTATAAATCTTTAAACTCGGCACCTGAAGCACCAAGGTCAATATCATCATCAGTGACAGGTACGATAGCACCATCTTGGATGCGAACCTGTTCTACTGCGGCACCAGATACGTTACTGTATATGCTGACACGGTTATTAACAGAATCAACGACTACTTTGTTGTACTGGTCAGCGTCAGAAATCAAGGAGATGAGGGAACCTTCACCTGTTGATCCGTCGTGGGCGTGTCCTGACGATGCACTAAACGCATCACGTAGTGCATTGTATTCAGCATTTATCGGTGCGGCTTTTACGACTGCGCCACTGATAATGTCTGCGGCGGATTGTCTAATGTATCCAGCCATTAGCGTCTATCTCCTAGTCCGAACAACAAAACAAAGCCTTGGATGTTATGGCTTGGGTTTGTGTCGTTTGTTACAAATTTAAGACTTGCGGATGTTCCTGATCCAGCTACATATGTTTTTAATACTGGCGATGGGTTACCACTAAATACCGCTCCGCCATCAAACAATGCCTCATTGTAGTATGCGGCAGTGTCACGAATTGTTAAATCATATCCTGACGGGTTTGTTACGTACGGGTCTTCGTAGTCAAACACAAGCGACATTGAAAGATCTACATTGCCCTCAGATCTAAGGTATGTAGACACCTTATGAAAGTTTTTACGCAACTCAGGATCACCCATGTGATAAAACGGAGTTTGAAAAAGACTGAATATATCAACAGTATCAAAATCCGATCCCTGCTCTTGGCGATGCACCTTACCGTTTGAATCGCCATGAAGAACATATTCGTATTGACCAATGTAACCAGAATCTGCGCATGTAGCAGATATGCCCAGTAGTTGACCAAACTCAAATCCCATTGAGCCGTCTTGTCTTTGTCGCATTGCTCCGATGATTCCAGTACCATCACTAGCACTGAAGAACATTCTGAACTGGGACTTACTGCGAATAACTACAGAATCAAGATTATCTAAGTCTTCTTGTATCTGTACATCAGTGACTACGTTTTGTATTGCTTTAGATATAGTTTCTAATTCAACGTCACCGATGCGGTCAGTACCTGAGATAGGGCGAAGTCCATCTGGACCCATGAACAGAAGATCACCACCGATCTCAATAACTGAATCAGATGCCATGCACCCAATGTCGTCTGTTACTTCAACCAATACAAAGTCAGCAATAGTATTACCTGCCAACTTCTTAATGTTGTTAGTACCAAAAATGTACAACTCGTCTCTGAACTTTTTAAGTTGTACTACTTCAAAACCTACATTAATAGATCCAGCACCATTTGCAGGCGAAAAGTCAGTTTCATTAAAAGGCGCAGAAAAATGAATTACAAAAGGATCTGCGGAATCGCCGCCGAAGAAAATATGAGACTTAAACTCTGTCGCATATTTAGGGTCAGCAGGGGCATTAGCATGTGTTATCTGGGTATATGTAGTCCCATCATAGTATGCCGCAGGGTTAACGCCATCAGTAAGAAGTATTCTTGGCTCAGACCAGTTATACCGGAACATACGAACTTTGTTAACGCCAGTCATTGTTGGGGAGCCTGCTGTAGTAATTGCTACCCAAGCTGATGTTGCATCATCCCAATAGTGAAAGTAGTTGTTGCCTGATGTTGGTTTTCTACAAGCAAATATTCCGTCATGAATACCGTTTGCTACACAGACACCTAGTACTTTATCTGTTCCGGGTAAGCTGGGATAATCATTGGAGAATCCACTAATACGACGATAGCCACCTGCAATAGATGGCTCATAATTAATAAGTCGTATCGCACTTCCCGGCTGTCTCTCCGGTTGTGAAAGCAGATCACGATTAGTGTCTAGCCCGCCCTCACAAGATACTTTAAATATCTGAAGATCATCAGCCATTGATAGGACCGAGCAAAGTAGAGGTAAAGCCTACGTTAGGAATATATGTAGAACGAACATATAAGTTTTCATCGTTAAGCAGTCTACGCATCATGCGAATACCGTCGTCAAACGCTTGCTGATGAACCATGGCACTCTGCTCATTAGAACGAAAACGCATCATGTACATCATTGCACCGTCAATGACAACATGTTTAAAACGATCCGGTATAATGGCGGTATCATCAAACGCAGTTAAATCAGCGGGGTATGACCAATACTTGTACTCAATTTCGTAGGCATCATCAGGAAGTGGGTGAACACCAAACTTCTCTTCTTGTGTCTGATAAACAACGGTAGGCGTTGTGTAATCGCCACTCTCTGCAGTCTCATCAATGTAGCGATACTTTTCTAAATATTCTGTGTATGAAACAACATTAAGTTTTTGTGGTTGATTATTTTTAGATGATAACTGCTTAATGTACATAGACTCCCAGTCTACTGAAGATGTATCAGCAGGGAAATCATATGTACCTGTACCAGCAGTTAATGTTTGTGTGTAGGTTGTTAAAGTAAAAGGCCACTCCTGAGCAGATTGCAGGATACGACGAATAGAAC